TCTTCAGCGACTTCTTTTTCTTTTTTTAATTTAACATTTTGAAGTTCGCGAAGATCTTTTTCATCAAGAGCATTTTGCATCTCTCTTACTATTGATCTTTCATCTTTCTTTCTAGCCATTGACTTCTCACTCCTTTCCTGGTTAGTATTTATAATGTTAGACGATGAACAGTCTACATTATAGCTAAATAAAAATTTTCAGTGTACAAATCTAATCTTTTAACTGCGTTCTTTCTAGGAGCTATGCAATAATAAACTTTGTTATTAACTTTATAATACTTACCAGTTTCTCCTTTAATCTTTCCAATTACGTCTATTGGATTATACTTAGTACCTTCTAAATCTATATCTATGGTTTCTTGTACTGTATATCTTTTACCATCTAATAGAAACTCGCCATCTTTAGATTCAACTAGTTTATAGATCAATTTGCATCACCTCCAATTCTTGTCCCTTTCATTTAACTATTACCAAAACAAAAAAGCCTTAGTACAAATATACCAAGGCTTAATAAAATATTTTTTATCTATTTAGCTAAGTCAGCTATTATAGCTTGTATTTCACTGTCTGCAACTATTTCGTATGGATAGTCTATTTGAGCAGTTTTACCATTACCTAAAGCAACAGTAACACCTGTAACAGTACCATCTTCTGCAGCTACATCAGCAGTAGTTATAGTTAATGCATCAACTGCAGCCTTAGCATCGTCACCAGCTTTTTTAGCTTCTGCTATTGTACCAGCTACTGAAGCATCTCCAGTTACTTTAGCAACAGCATTATCTAATTTAGCTTTGTCTCCATCTTGGAATTTATCTAATTCTTCTTTATTGTCATGACTATGATTAGAACCTTCTAGTGTATTTACAGTAGCTTGTAAATCTTTAACGTCTTTAACAAGACCTTTAGCATCAGTACCTACTGTAGTTTTAAGAGCGTCTACATCTGTTCTTAATCCATCTTCTACACCTGTAGCTCTAGTAACTTCGTCAGCTATTTCTTTATATAATCCAGTAGCAGGAGTTTCACCAGCAGCTTTAGTACCTATAGCACTTTCAGTTTTTTGTACTCTATCTTCTACTGCTTTAACAGCTGTTGAAGAAGCAACTTCAGTTACAGTACCCATAGCTTTTTGTAAGCTAGCTATAGCAGCTTTGTTACTAGATACACCAGAAGCATTGTCAGCAACTTTTTTAACAAGTCCTGTAGCTTCAGTATCATCTCCTGCTTCTTTACCAACTAAACCTTCAAGAGCAGTAGCTCTATCAGCTAAAGCTGAATCAGCAGCTTCTAATTTTTGTACTTCAGTATCGTAATCTGTTTGTTTAACTCTTGCAGCTATGTCACTAGTCATTTGTTTAGCAGCTGCACCGTCACTAGTTATATAGTCTTGGATTTCTTTTAATGTATCTATAGCGCCTTCTTGAACGTCAGCAGCTTTCATGAAAGCTTCTATTTTATCTTTAGCAACAGTAGCGTCAGCTTGTGCATTATCTGCAGCAGTTTTAGCTTCAGTTATGTTTCCTGCTAATTCAGTTTTGTCTGCTGCTTTTAAGTAATCTTTTTGTATATTACCTATAGCAGTTTCATTAGCAGCAACTCTACCTTCAAGTGCTTCAGCAGCTGAATTAACATCAGATATTTGACTAGCTACAGATTTTAAATTACCTTTTTCGTCTGTACCTACAGCTGTTTTTAATGCTTCTATGTTACCTTCAGCAGTAGTAACTTTTTCAGATACAGTGTTTAAAGCACCTTTAGTAGCGAAAGTATCGTCAGCATATTTTTTATGATCAGCTACAGCTTTTTTAATAGAACCTTCAACAGTATCTTCGCCTTCGATTACATCTAATCTACCAGCTAAAGCTCCTTCAGCATCTTGAGCTCTGCTTTGTTCAGTTGTTAAGTCTGCAGCGTCTGCTTTAGCAGCTAATGCAGTAGTCATATCTGCTTGAGCAGCTTTTTTATCTATTTCTGCTTGTAAAGCAGCTTTAGCGTCGCCTATTTCACCAGTTATAGTAGTATGTAATGTTGTATCTTGACCATCTGCATAATCTTTAGCATCTTGTAATGCTTTAGATATAGAACCAGCACCGTCGCCTTGTATAGTGTCTAGTTTACCTTCTGCAGTGGTCATTCTTTCAGTTACTGCTGTTATATTACTGTTAGCTACATTTACGCCACTTGCTACGGTATTTATTTCGTCATGAAGTTTAGCATAAATACCTTTAGATAAGGTATTTAATTGTTCATATGTTATTAATCTTTTTTTAGCCATTTATATTTGCACCATCCTTATACAGTTTTATCTAAATTATCTATTATTGTTTGTACTTCACTTACAGTAATGACTGGTATATCAACTTTACCAAGTTGAACGGCACCTTCGCCATCACCGAAATCAAGTGATATAGTTAAATTGCTATCGTCTTCTGAGCCAGATAAAGCAAATTTATTTACAGCATTAGCTATTGAAGTGTTAACAGTGTTTTGATCAACCTTAGTAGCTAATGTAGTTTTTAATTCTTCTAAAGAATCTTTAACTGTAGCAGGTTCATCAGCTCCACCAAATCCATTTAATATAGCATCTAAAGCATCTACTTTAGTACTAACTGTATCTGATACGCCTTTATTTTTTTCAACAGTTTGTTGTAAAGCTTCTAATGCAGAAGCATCAGCTTTTTGACTTATTGAGTTTGTTAAAGCAGCTATAGCATCTGGTTGATTATTTAGCGCATCTGCTAATTCTTTTAAAGTATCTAGAGTTTCAGGAGCCCCATCAACTAAAGCAGCTACTTTTTCATCTACATAACCAACAACGTTACTTGCAGTAGCAGTTTCTGGTAATGTACCAACTAATTCTTTTAATGCATCAAAATCGCTTTTAACTGCTTTATCATCTAATGCAGTTTGTAAACCAGTTACATCTGCTATTTCATGAGTATGAGCAGTTAATTGTTTTTCTAATGCTTCTATTCTAGCAAATAAGCCAGTTGCAGCAGTATCGCCTTCAGTTGCTTTACCTACAGTAGTTTTTAATGATGCTAATTGAGCATTTAATCCTGCTATAGTAGTAGCGTCGCCACCTTCACCCGTACCTGTAATGGCATCAACTTGTTTTTGTAAGTTAGTTAATGTATCTGAATTTGCTATAATAGAATTGATTATAGTTTTATTGCTTAATTCTGTGAAAGTTTCTTCTTTATCGAATCCAACTTTCCATACATCGAATTTAAGTTGTCCGTCTGCGTCTTTTTTGTATTGATAGAATTTTTCTTCAGCAGCAACGTAGCACAACATACCTTCTTTTAAGTTATCAGTAGGTAGGACATTCATTTCTGCTACACTATCAACATGGTATAAACCACCACGTATATCATTACTATCTACAAGCCAGAATGTACCGTTATTAGCTTGTTTGATATTACTAATTAATGTAATTGCCATTTAAGTCCACCTCCTTATTTAACTATTATACTTTGAGTTCCTAGATTAGCGTTTTCTGATTTATAGATTACAAATGAAGTAGTATTACCACTAGCATTAGTAAAATCTATAGTAGCCGCCAACTCAAAGCCACCATCGAATCCACCTACATTAAAAGTAGGAGTTCCATAACTTGCAGGGAAGCAATAGAACATATATTTTCCAGCTCCTGCAGTTAAACTAAATGATCCTTTTTGTCTGTTTGTACAGAATTCTTTACCAGATAAACCTAATACAAAAGCACTGTCGTATTCAGCTGGTACTTCTGCAACACCAAAATATCTTTTATGTTTGAAGTTGAATGAACCAGTTTTTGAACATGCTTTTAATTTATTATCATTACCAGATACAGTAAACGTAGTATTAGCTGTTATATCTCCTGTATAAGCGTATTCTCTAACTGCTGGGTCATCTAAAGCTATAGTAGTTCCACCAGCTTTTAAGTTTTGGTTAGTTATAGCTTTATTATAAGTCCATGTAAATTTAGGATTAGAAACAGTTGAACCTATTTCATAATCACCAAATGCAGGAGTTGAAGAGAATGTTTTAACAGTAGGTGTAACATATAGTAATTGATCTAATGCATCAGCAACAGATTCCATTTCTGGATATTGTTCGTTAGTATATTTAACATCTGCAGTTGAATGCGTATGTTCTTTTGCAGCATATACATCATCATGATTATGGTCTATTTTAGCATATACATCGTCATGATTATGATCTTTATCAGCTTTTTCAGCTATTTGAGTAACAAGTCCAGATACAGTGTTATCACCATCTTTTAACTCGTCTTCTAATTTCTTTAATGTATTGTAAGCTTCATCAGCTCCACCTATTAAATCACTTACTTTACCGTCAACATATTCTGTAGTAGCTAAACCATCTACGCTAGGTATAGATAAGTCATCTATTTTTTTATCTAATCTATCTACTTCTGCAAATAGACCAGTAGCAGCTTGAGCTTCTTCGCCTTCTACTTTAGCAGCACCTACTTTAGTTTCTAGTGCAGCTATTCTTTTTTCTTCATCTTCATTAGCTGTTTCTAAACCAGCAATTTTACTGTCAGCAGAATCAACTCTTGCAACTAAACCAGTGGCAGGAGTACCTTCAGCATCACCTTCGCCAGGAACAGCAGCTTTACCTACTATATCTGAAACTTTTTTAACTTCAGCATCAGTATAGTCTTTAGCTTGTTTAACTGCACCACTATCGGTAGAAGTTAAATCTGCTATATCTTTTTTAACATTAACTAAATCAGCTGCAGCGCTATCAGCAGTACTTTTAGCAGCATCAGCAGCATCTTTAGCTGCTTGTTCAGCTTCTTGAGCTCTAGCTTTTTCTGCTTCGACAGCAGCTTTAGATTTGTCATTAAGACCTTTAGCTAAGGCTTCCAATGCAGCTTGATCAACTAACTTTTTATTAAAATCAGCCATGTTTAATCTCCTTTCCTATTCTATACTATTTAAAATATTATTTATATCATCTGTAGTAGTTATATCTACAGAAGACATTTCACTAGTCTTATTACCTAATAATTTTAATTTGTTATCATTCAATGAAAGAGTATCTGCGAAGTCTGGTTTATTAGTTATATCATTCCAATCAGAAGAAGCAGTCACACCAGAGTCTTTTATTATTTGTTTAATTTCTGTTAACCCTGTTTGTACAGTATTCAGAGATTCTTGAATAGTAGAAATGTTAGTAGAATTGGTATTAATATCTTTCTTAATTATACTAAGGACTTCGCTTAAGGCATCGGTAGTTACTACTTTATTAGACATGATTTATTCACCACCTTATTCTTGTGTATTGTCAGTAGATGACTTAACATCTATAGAGTTATACATATTTACTAGTTCTTCAGATGTTGCATATTCTATTGAGTCTGTTGTTGTATATGTAGGTAATTTATTTTCATATAAATCTATAAGGCCTTCTATTAAAGTTTGTTGTCCCATATCTGTTCTTAGTTGCTCTAATTTAGCAAGACCATTTGTACTACCAACGTCTAATAAAACTTCATTTACTTTAGTACTAAAATTATCAACTGTAGTTATAGCTTTTTCAGCTTGTTTATAAGTTAAATTTATAGCGTTTACTACTTTAGAATTATTACCAGAGAAAGTATCTGGATTTAAGGCTTTATTTTTTGCAGCGCTAGTAGAATAAGTCATGTTAGGATTGGTATCGGAATCAGTTTTTTCTGCTAATATATCAGCCTGTAGTACTTTTTGTTCATCAGTTAAAGCCATTTACATCACTTCCTTTAATTAGAATCTTCTTACTAATACAAATATGCAAGTAGTATCAGGAGAGCAATTTAATTCTACTTCTTTATTCTTAGTGTCATTGAAAGCCCAGTTAACATTGTTTTTAACCCAAGCTGGACATTGACCTAATAATCTTGTCCATGCTGCATCATCACTACGTTTTTGAACTACTTGACCACCTTGACCTTCTCTTAAACCATCCATTGGTATCATACAATCATAACGACGATCATAATCTTTCATATCAGTAGTAGCTACAACGTATAATTCGTATGCACCAGCTTCAAGTCTATCAGCAAGAGCCATTTCATCTGCATCATTTTCTGCTCTTAATTTAGGAGATGGTATAAATGATCCTATAGTAGGTTGCGCATATTCAGCATCTACCCATACACAATCGCCCCATGGATTAGTACTATTAACTTGAGATTGTATTTTATTTACTAATGCTTTTAATTCAGTATATTCTTTTATTTGAGTTAAATCTAATGCACCAGCATCTTGCACTGTAGCATCTACATCGTCATATTTAACTTTAACATGAGGTACATTGTCTACATACTCTATAGTAACAGTATCTATACCTACACCTTCAGCACCTTGTTCACCTTTTAAAGCAGCTAATTGTTCAGTAGTAAAGTCAGCATAAGTAAATGCGTCACCTTTTTCACCAGGGTCGCCTTGAGCTCCTTTAAGTGAACCATCATCAAGTTTAGCTTGTAATGTAGTTTTATCTGCAAATACTACTGCAGATGCATCATGAGTATGTTCTTTATCTGCTTTAGCTTCTATTAATGCTTTTACTTCTGTATCATCATAGTTTTTAACTTCAGCAAGTCTAGCTATTTCAGTATCAGCTATTAATGATTTACCTTCAGCTTTGTCTACTTTACCATCAAGTGCAGTAGCATCAGCTTTAGCTTGTACTTCTTCTTTAGTAGCTAATCCAGTTATATCTTGATGTTCTGTTAAATATTTGCTATGATCTATGCCTTCAAGAGCAGTTAATCTGTTTTTAACATCTGTATCATCATAATTCTTTACATCTGCTAATCTAGTTATTTCGTCTAAAGATATCAGCCCTTTACCGTCTTCAGCGTCAACTTTTTTATTTATAGCTTCTTGTAAAGCAACTATATCTGCGCCGTCTTTAGTTAATACATCTATTACTTCTTTTAAAGAGTCAAGATCTTCAGCTAAATCGTCTGCTCCAAGTACAGTAGCTATCTTTTGATTAACGAAATCTTCTGTAGCTAAACCTTCAACAGAAGGAACTTGTATTCCATCGACTTTAGCATCAACAGCTTGAACATCTTGTTTAACTAATTGAAGTACTGCTTGTAATCCTTCAAGTGTTATATGTTTTGCCATTAATTATTCACTCCTTTATTTATATAAGTCTTTTGTTTCTTCCACAGTAGCTTCTTCTATAGCTACTATTTCTTCTTTATCAGCTTTCTTAGCTAATAAATCAGCTAATTCTTTTAATGTATCAGAACTTTCGTCTGCTCCACCTATTAAGTTTGTTATAGCATCTGCTAATTCAGATGTTGTAGCATAGTTTGATAAATCTACACCACTAGCTATAGCGTCTTGAACTTTTTTGCTTATTAATTCATTTAAAGTCTTTTCATCTACAGATGCATCTCCGCCTGTTGATGGTTCAGGTATTTCGCCTTCTATAACTTTAATTAAGCGTTTTGCTATACCTTCTCTAATAGAGTTTAAATCCATATCATCATATACTACTGCCTCTAATTTACCAGCTTTATGAGTAGTAAGATATATACAATTATATGGATCCATCCAACTAACTGTATTACCATATAAAGTAATCTTTGCTATTTGTTGTCTAGCCATTTTCATTTCTCCTTTCTTATACTTGACTATATTTTTATTACCTGTAGCTTAAAGTCTTATATTGACATAAAAAAAGTATAGAAAATAATTCTATACTTCATATATTAAAGCGTTATATCTCATAGCCGCATCTTCGCTACATTCAATACATTTAGAATAATCTGGTGCAAAATTACAGAATGTAATTCCTTTATATGCACTTATTTTATTTTTACCCCAATCTATTTCTATAACTGGTTGTTTGTCTACGGAATCTTCGCTGTCTCTATAGAATATTTTGGCTCCTTGTTTGTTCTTAGATACATCATTATAAACTAAAAAACATGCATCTAATTCATATTCAAGTGTATTACTATCTTTTAAATCATCCATTGTAGGACGACGATTACCATTTAATTTTCTTAAATGCATAGAAGCAAAAGTTATACAATTCAATTCTATAGATAAATCTTTTATCTTCTTAGCTACCATGTCTATTCTTTCGTTAGTAGTAAGTTTAAGGTCTGGTATTTCTATATCTTTTAAACTATCTATTCCTATTACAATATTCATTTCTTCATCTATAGCTTTTACGTATGTATATATTTGTCTTGCTTTCTCATATATATCATCTATAGTTCTTATCTCTTGAGAATCGAATATTACAAATCTATTAGATTCTGATTTAAGCTTTTGAAGTCCTTCTTCACGTCTATCTAATTGAGTAGCTATATTAATAGAATCAGGATGTCCGTCTATTATCATTTGTTTAAAACGTCCAGGCTTAGCTACTACATTAATAGGTAATAATTCTCTCATTGCTACTATTCTAGGTATTACTTTATTCTTAGAATCATCCAATGAGAAATATACACCGAATAATTTATTATCTGCATTCATACATAAATCTTCCATTATATTTAACATTATAGCTGTCTTACCCATGTTAGCCGCACCTGCAAAACAATAAAATCCTGGGCTCCAACCTTCTAATCCTTCAGTAAAACTTGGAAAGCTAGGAGTATCAAATCCTGCTTTATTCTCCCAAGCAACTTTATCGAATTCATCTATATCATTTGCCATGTTTTCAAAGAAATTGGTAGCAAGTATTTTATTGTCTAATTCATCAACTGTTTCGATACTTAAATCTTTATCAGCATCTAATAAGCTCTTTATATCTTCTCTCATTATATCCCCTCATTTCATAAGATTATAATTAATAATCTATATATAAAATTATTTTTTATTAATAGAACAGCCTTTTACACACACATCTAAATCTTTAAATGCTGAACAGCCATAGAACATATTATTTCTAGAATTTTGATATGCACTAAACACTGTAGCATTAATTTCAGATTGAGGTAAAGGCTCCTCATTCTTTGTCATATTCCATTCGGTAATAGTCTCACGCACATCTTCAAGACTCTCACCTATTTGGAATAGACTATTGGCCAAAGCAACTGTAGTATTGTTTCTTTGACCATTGGTTGCACCATTTTGTAATATATATTCAACACATGGAAGAAGTTTACGTTTTCTTATATATTCTTGAGCAAGTTTAGTATCTATTTTCTTTCTTTCTTGTTGTTCAATAGTTTCAATAAGCTCATCAAACTTTATACGTGCTTGTTCATTATATTTGTATAGTGCAATTCTTTTATTTCTAGGTTGTGAAGCATATTCCTTTAACTCATCATAAGTCATAGCTTTAGTGCATCCATCGGGTTGCTTTTTAAATAACTTATTATAAGGAAGATATACTTTATAAAGACCTGTCTTAGTATTAACTGTATTAGGTACTCTAAATAGTCTTCTGTTATCGTATATCTTAGTATCGATACATTTTGTTATAGTATAACTTTTGATATATAAAGCTACCTTCTTGAATTTCTTATTAAGATCACGATTAGGCTCAAATCCAAATACTTTATCACTAATTAGTATATGGAAGCCCTTTGAACCAGAGAAATATAATTGTATATCTGATTTATCTATTTTAAATGTATCGCATAGCTTTTTATATACTATCTTCAAATCTATAAGTAATTTATCGTAATTATTTTCTATATCATCTATGTCTAAATCAAGATAGAATGGAGCTACAAAATTAGTTGTAGCCATATCCTCAGACTCATAAGAATATATAGTCATATATGTATCTCCATCAAATCTTTTTATCGCTTCATTTAATTCTTTCTTATCTATGTAATAATTTCTGCTGAAATTATCATTTATTTTCCCACCAACTTCTATTATATTGCAACTCAATTTAATCCCTCCATATTACTTTTTTATATACTGAAGATTCTATCATTCTGATTATTCTAGCTAATAAGTCTCTATCTATTTTCAAATCAAATGGACTAGATATACTTTCCTTATTATCTATATTATAATCTATTGCAAATAATATCAAATCGATAGTTTCAATCCCTTCAACATGATATTGTTTTAGTAAAGATTCTAATGCTCCTTTATCTCTTTTGTGATTTCTTAAAGAGTTAGGAACTGACAATATGCTATAAAAATAGCTTAATAAATCTTCGATAGAATATTGAGTTCTCATTTCTAAATAGAACTTTTTAGATATCTCCTTTATGTTTGGATTCCATATTGAAGTATCTGGCATTATTCTAAGTTCACTGTGATAATAGAATTTATTTGGTTTTAGCAAACTGTTTTCATATAACTCATCAGTTATTTCTGTACCATGTTTTAATAAATAGTTTAAAATAAAATCATAATTGTAATCGTTATCAAACATATAACATACGAAGTTATATATCTTCTTCTTTATATCTTGCGAAATCTCGTAACCATATGCTATACTAACATATGTGTCCATTAAATCATTAATAGGCATTAATATTCCAACTCCCTTTTATAGTAATATTATTCATCTTGCATATATACTCATATCATATTGACATATTATAATATATGCAAAAAAGAGAGGACTTATAACCTCTCTTTTTTTTAATTATCAGTATGTAGCAAATTCGCTACTATTATCAACTATTGTCAAATTTATCTTAGAATAAACACTTCCACATGTAATTGTTATCACACAAGTTCCAGCAGATTTTGCCACTATCATATTGTCTTTTACTATTGCCACGTTTTCATCACTAGAAGTATAAATTATTTTACTAGATTCTGTACTATTCAAAGGATATACTTTTAAATCTATTGGTTGTACACTATATCGTCTAAAATAATATTTGTCAGTATCAGTTGAATCCATACACCAACGTATATATTTTACTCCTTCTTGAGGAATAGGACAAGTCATATGAGTCCATTTTTCTATATCTGCATCTGTATATTTTTTATAGTTTGCCCATCCATTATCTGGGCCAAACCATGTTTGGTAATAATCTTTGTTAGCATCATATCCAACTAGTCCAATACCGTAATCAGTTTTAGGTATATCTATAATAATATCTTCACCCGAATATACTGGTATAAAACTATAACATGCACTACTATCTCCACCAGTAATACCAGAAGCATTATTGGTAGTTCTAAGGGCTCCTGCCAAATGTCCTGCAGTATCTATATATGTAGAAACACGACACAGTATACCACTTATGTATTTATCTGGAACTAATCTAGTGTATAAATTCATACTGAAATCTTTAGGTATATTATCGTGTTTAATATCAGTATACACTACTTCCTGTTTCTCAGTAAACAATTGTTTATCTCCTAGATATATTCTTTTTATTTCATTAGGTCCTATAGCTAATGTTTTTAATGCATTATCTCCTATATTAATAGTAGGAGTACATATTACAGTTAGCTGATTAACAACGACTAATATTCGCTTAGTACACTCTGAATTATCTGCATGAGTCGCAGTTAGATAACATTGTCCAGGAACTTTACCAATAATATCACATGTAAATCCATTATTACTCGGAACAAGATCAATTATATTAGGATCATCTGTAGTCCATGTAACAGATGTAATAGGATACGCTTGTGCAGTGATAGTATGAGTTTCGTTCTCACATACCCATACTTCACTATCACTTAACAACATTGTCTGAGTCAAATCAGTATAATCAACAGATATATACATGTCAAATATATATGCATAACATGTAAACATTATAGTTGTATATTTACCTTCAAAAGATATGCTCGTTAAATTATCATATTGATCTTTTGTTAACTCTAAATCATAATCTACTCCGTCATTTACAAATTCTAAATGTATTTCCTTTAACGTAGTCGAATCATTATGTTTTATAGTTAAAAAACACGCTCCAGAAGAGTTACTGTTAGCACATTTTAATAATAAATGTAATTTAATACCGTTTACAATACAACCTTCAGGTAATGATGGAAGAGTAAAATTATATGTACATTTTCTAGTTCTATTCCTTCTTAATGTACATCTGGCGACTGTAGTTAAATCATCGTCGTAAGCATTCTCCATAGGATAATCACTCGAGTCCCAGCCACCAGCATCATACCCACTAGGCTTTACTTTTAATACAGTCATTTACTTACCTCCTATTCATCATTAGTTATTAGATATAAAACATTAGAATCTTTTGTCTCTAATGCATTATATTGGGATTGTGTCATTGTAACGACAGATAAATTGCTTAATCTATTATTAAGAGATGTCTCACTAACTAATCCATCAATTGAAGGCACGTCTGAAGCTTTAGCATATATAGTATCTAATACATTTGTTTTATATGAAATCAGCGCTTTTCTTATTGCGTCTAGAGTTTGTGTCTTTGTAAGCATTACATCACTCCCTTATATATTAAAATACTTGTATATCTCCCAAATAAACCTTATATACAATATTTTCACCAAAATACATTTTTTTAACATTAGTATTGTTTATTATCATGCGTTTTTTATTTTTCTCTTTTACAGTTTCGGTATATTCATATTCAATTGTATATAATAAGTTACTAAAAGTAGCAGTACCTGAACCCCAACGACTACTACCTTTTGCAGTTGCAGTTACAGAAGTTGTTGTACCTTTGGTACCTAAATCTATACTGAATGCTGTACCAGATGTAACAGTAGTTCCATTAACTGTAAGAGTAACTGAACCATAAGATGATGAACCTGTCATTGTACCTGTTAATGTACAAGATAATATTGTAGCATTGTCAGGTAAAGTAGGAGTAGTCCATGATATAGTACCAGATCTTTGTGTTGTACCACTAAAGCTTATACTAGATGCAGTAGGTGTAGCTGTTGCAGTACCTGTCTTAGTTATTGTTGCCATATAACATCACTCTCCTAGCTACATTTAAATGCTAAGTTCTTCATCTTAATAGTTACTGGATAAGTACCACTGTATTTAGAACCAGATGAGTTAAATTGTACAGCAGTATTTTCAGATGCATCGTAATATGGTTCTATACCAGTTTCTATTCCGTAATAACCACCATTTTGGTAGAAACCTAGACCCATCTTATTAGATGTTGAAGGTTCAGGATCGTATATAACATCTTCAACATATACTTCTACTCTAGAAGTAGATGAAGTCATATTACTTGTTTGTACCCAGAATTTTTGAGAACCTGCTGTAAATGTTACAGATATATAACCATCATCAGTAGTAGTTGCTGCAGATTGAGTAGTAGTAGCACCTGTATCTGTTCTTACTGTAAAGTTATCTGCTGTTGCTGCAACATAACCATCAGGTATACTAGAAGTACCACTGCCACCACCAGAAGAACCTCCACTATCATGATTTATATCTGTATATAATCTATATTGAGCTATAGGTATATATTTATCTGTTTTAAAGTTTATACCTCTTATATCTATATAATCAGCATAAACATCTATTATTGCCCCTTCTGATTCTAATGGTTTTTCTACTCTAGTTGTACCATCTGAATCAATAGGAACTGCACAACTTGGTATATGTACGCACCAACCACAATTATTTCTATACACATTTGCTCTAGATTGATATTTTTGTAAATACCATTTCCAGTGACTATGACCACTAAACCAGTATGTATTTTTATAAGTATCGCATAAACCTTGAATTCTAGTTAATTGAGAACCGCCAAGCCAGTTACCACTAGGATAAATACTGTTTAAATTACCAGCTCTACTTGGGAAAAATAAATGTGTTATTATAAAACATCTATCGTTTTGATATTCTTGTAATTTGCTTTCTAACCAATCTATATCTGTAGTAACATATGGAGTACCAGAATCTCCGAAGTCCCATTTATTCATACCAAAGAATAAGAAGTGATCTGTACCTTGTGTTATTTCAAAACATCTATCGTGGTTACCAGTATATTGTTTCCATGTATCTAATGATAATCCACTAGTTCCTTGACCACAATCATGATTTCCTGTAGTAGTATAAACAGGGGTATCAGGAGATTTAGCATTTACATTATTTTGATATATTGCAAATTCAGTAGCTGTACCATTTTGAGATATATCTCCACATATAACAGTAAAACTAACAGATTGTTTGTTGTTAAAATAATCTAATGCATGTTGTAAATCTTCTGTACTTTCTGAAGTTTGGTCTTGTTGGTTATGTACGTCAGATAATATACCAAATCTATATAATCTTTCCCCGTAGTCTGGTTTAAAATCACCTAATGATATTTCTCCGACCCTTTCTCCGTTTGAATCATAAACTCCTATTTTTTTGGCTGTATAAGGAGCTACGTTTTGTTTTATTAAGTCTGAATAAGTAGCCATTATTGCACCTCCAATGTTGTTATTTCATCGAAACCATCTAATGGTTGATTGTTTTCATCTTCATATTTAAGTGTATAAGTACCTGCTGGTAAATCATCACTTAATGTTATATCATTACTTGAAGTATCTATATCACCTGCATTAGTAGTTGTTATTAGATATAATGTATTAGCATCTTTTGTTTCTAATGCGTCATAATCAGATTGAGATATAGTTACTATATTTATGCCAGATGTAGAGCCACCACTTGAACCAGTATTGCTATCCCATTGTGCTACTTTTTCTGCTGTTATTGTATCTAATACTTCTTTATTGTCATGAGTATGAAGATCTGT